TGGGTCCCTCGCTGAGGAAAGTGCCTCAGTCCACTCTGGCTCCACACTGTGCAACAGGAGTAACGGACGTGACCACGCGAACCCGGACGAAGAATCTTCGAATGGGGGCTGCTGGAACGTCTCGCTATCGTGTTGGTACTGGCTCTTGGTTAACTGGCGCCAGCTCTAGTGCCTACTACAGGCATCATGAGTATTGTCAGGATAACATAGGGCTGTATCCTTGGCGAGAGAATAATCTTATTCTCTACACTAAGGATGCAAAGCCGCTCGTGTATGATGGTACGTTCAATGACGGATCCATCACGCATGAGTGTAACGCACTCGATATTACGTCGACATACTGTTCGGCGAATCTCGGTGCTGTTACCAGTACTACCGATGGGCACGTCCCTGGATCCATCTCCACTACCGGATATCTTCAGACTGAACTCCTTAACAGAGTTAAGCCTGATAACCCGGAGATCGACCTCCTTAACTTCCTATGGGAGTTACAGGAGTTTCCAGCAATGTTAAAAGATGCTGGTGATCTGTGGAAGGCAACTAAAGCCGTTCCCGATTTCTATCGGTACGGTGTAAAGTTGGTAGGCGAAGCTGTGGCTAATAGGCGCAAAGACCTAATCGCTGGAGCTCCGATTACCGTTGCCTTTGGATGGCGTCCACTTCTTAGTGATCTCCGTAAACTTGTTGGTGTCGCAGAAGCGGTTGATGCACGCATCAAGCGCCTAAACGATGCCTCCAAGCGAGGTGGTACTGAAACCCGCCTCGTGCTTCGTAAGGGAAAACTTGCTTATTCGCATAAGCATTCTTACGGGCTCTATTCATGTAAAGTGAATAGAACTACGGAGTTCAAGGAATGGGGTGTACTTAAACACTCCATTCCCACCGGCAGAGTACCCAATTGGACCTTCAATGAAGCCGTCAAGCTTGTATACTCGACGGAGTTGTCAGCATCCACGATCTGGGAATCACTTCCTTGGTCGTGGCTGGCTGATTACTTGTTCAACGTGGGTAACTTCCTAAAGGTTACTTCTAACCGTATAGGATGGAAGGCGACTCAGGCGCTCATAATGGGGACTTACGTCACCACTCATGAGTTTATACCTTTGTCACCATTTCCAGCTGGTACTAAGAACGGATCTATGACACGCGTGTCAAAGAACCGGACTGTGCTTACAAATCCTACCCCGGTCGTGGCGTTTACGCCAATGTTAACTGCAGGTCAACTGCAGAACCTGGGAGCACTTGCTCTAGCACTTGGGTTTAAATCCAAGTCTAGGGTAGCATGGTGAACACACTTGGTTAACCTGTGTGTGTGTGTTAACCACCTTAGTTCCACCCTTGGATGGGGGACGGTGGTCCACACTGTAACCCTGAGAAGGTACTGCAACATGTTTGCTGACAGCTATTCCCTCAACTATGCGGGAACCGGCGATCTTGTGCTCACGAAACGTCGTGAGGACTCGTTCGCTTCCGAATACCAAGGCACCGTTGGTGTCCGTGACTTTGTCATGGTCATCAAACACACGGTGCCGAAGCAGCGTACCTCGGGGGAGGCCTCTCACGTCGTCCGTCTTGATTGCATCGAATACGATGCAACCAATACGGTTGTCGCGAAGTCTTCCACGTGGCGCGTCCTCGGTACTTACCAAGGACGCCAGGATGCCACTCACATGTCCAACATGGACAAGGCGGTGGCTTCTTTCCTGACCGCTGGGAACCTCACCAAGCTTCTGAATAACGAAAGTTAACCAGAAGCCTGATGTGGCGGCACGATCTAGCTGTTAGTCAACCCTCAACTCTAGGAGTATGTCGGAATGACTACCAACACAGCACATGTTGCTTGTGGGGCTCTGAGATCCATCTTGAAGGACTTCGAGCCTTACCTCACAAGTGACACCGTGTCTACACTAACAGAGGACATAAACGATGTTGAAAACCGCATACAAGATCGCGGTCTCTCTATCGTCATGGTCGACCTTCCAAAACTTGGTAAGGTCTATGACAAATCGTTATCTTCCGGGTTTCTCCCGAAAGATTTCGAGTTTCCTCGGTCGCTTCTGAGATCAAAAGGGAAAGCAATCTTTGCTTCGCTCTTTAATCTCAGTTTCAGAGATGGACGTTCCATCGATCCAGAACCAGAAGTGGTTCTGTACACCAGAGCTTTGTTGTACATGTACAAGAAGGCTCGGGTGCAATGTCCTGTCAACGTAGTGCGAAAGGCACACCATGCTTACTTTGAGCTTGATATGCTACTTCGCACTCCCACTAGAGATTGGTGGGACGTTGAATCAGGACCTCAGTTTCAGCAAGGGAGACTCTCCTTTGCCGATTCAGAGGTTGCTGAAGGAAACCCTTTTAAGGGGATCCTGGACGTGCTCGATGGAGTGTGCGGATGGTTCACACCTTCCGCTACCCCCGAACTTGGGGACCTCTCTGGACGACACGGTCCTGGAGCAGTATCGGATATGCCTAGTGGGGAAGACAAGTATGTTTTCCCAACTTGGCCCGATTCACTATCGAGAAAATTCCCACCTGGTCATATGATGACCATATGGGGACTTTCGGAGCTAGGAATTCCGAACTCCTGGGGTTCGGCACCGAGATCAAAGCTGATCGCGGTACCGAAAACCATCGATAAACCGAGGCTAATTGCCTCGGAGCCTACAGCGCTCATGTGGTGCCAGCAAGCATTGCTTGACTGGTCCCGCAAGAACGTAACTCAAACAGCATCGATCTGTGTGAACTTTTTCTCACAGGATGTGTCACGATCTTTAGCGTTGTGGGCCTCCAAAACTGGGAGGCTTGCAACTGTCGACTTAGAGTCGGCTTCGGATCGTTTGAGTTTGTGGACTATTGAGCGTGCCTTCGCCAGCAATCCAGAATATCTGGACTATCTGGCTGCAGCGCGTTCTCATGTCACCTACTCAGAGTTGGTAGGCCGTGAATCCCGTGTGCTAAAGTTTGCAGCACAGGGATCTGCTCTCACGTTCTACGTGCAATCCCTCGTCTACGCAGCGGCTGCTGTTGCAGCTGTTTGCTACGATGTATTTGGGTGCCGTAGTAAACGTGACCTTACTGCTTCCGTCGTAAACGGCGCAGCAAGGCTTGTTAGGGTGTTTGGCGATGATATCATATTGCCAACCACGTCACTTGTGTACCTCGGTTCTATCTTTGACGTTCTTCAGTTGAAGATAGGACATGATAAGACCCACTTTGAAGGAAACTTCCGTGAGTCTTGTGGTATGGATGCATACAAGGGTGTTCAAGTAACACCCCCATATCTTCCACATGTCACACCGAGGTGGAGTACCCTCGAACTTGCTTCCTGGGTCGGCGTACATAACCATGTATCCAGCCTAGGCGTGTTTGAGAACCTCACTGAGTATATGAGGGATCTCATTCCCGAAAGAGTGAAGGGACTTATGTTTGTCTCCAACACTCCGCAAGCAGGGCTCTGGCTACACACTCATGAGAGAAACAGTCTACGCTACCCCAACCGGGGTAGGTGGAATGTTGATCTCCAAAGCTGGGAGTACGGTGTCTTAACCGTCAAACCAGTACAGAGTCGTGAAACCAGGGAGTCCTATAGTAACCTGCTTCAGTATTTTACTGAGGCATTCTCTG